CAATCTCTTATGAGTCATCTGATCTTTTAAAATGTACAGTATCTTTTAGTTACTTAAGATATGTTGTTAATAATTTGACAGCATCTCCATCTGTTGGTTCAAAACAAACACCTGCTTTAAGTAAATTATCTAAAAATCGTTTTGATACCTTCGGAAACACTGCAGGTCCAGGCACTGAATTTGGTGAGAGAGATACTGCTACTGGCGCTCTAATGAANGGTGGAAATGATGGATCTCCTATTACTACAAGACAAGCACTTGGATTNGATCCAATATAATCACAATAAATAACCATACTGAAATAATNATATAAGACATTATGCCTTTACCAAAGATTGCCTCGCCAACTTATCATCTTGAGTTGCCATCCACAGGACAAGAAATTACATACCGACCTTTCCTTGTTAAAGAGGAGAAGGTGCTTATCATCGCATTAGAAAGCGAAGATACCAAGCAGATTACAACTGCCATCAAGAATGTAATNAAGAATTGTGTTCAAACCAGAGGGGTTAAAGTAGAATCTCTTCCAACTTTTGATATTGAATATCTGTTNCTCAACATTCGTGGCAANTCTGTNGGAGAGGAGATCGAAGTAAATATTATCTGCCCTGATGATGAAGAGACACAGGTTCCAGTAACAATTGACCTTGATGATATTAAGGTTGTTAAGAACGATGATCACACTAATAGGATTAAGTTGAGTGACGACCTTATGATGGAGATGAAGTATCCATCTCTCGATGAGTTTATTAAAAACAATTTTGACTTTGCTGATAAGAATCAAATGGATCAATCTTTTGAATTGATTGCATCTTGTATAGATAAAATCTTTAGTGAAGATGAGGTGTGGGCAACTGAGGATTGCACCAAGAAAGAATTAAATGAATTCTTAGAGCAGATGAATTCATCTCAGTTTAAAGATATCGAAAAGTTTTTTGAGACCATGCCTAAGTTATCTCACAAACTGAAGGTAAAGAATCCTAAAACTAAAAAAGAGAATGAAGTTGTACTGGAGGGGTTGGCAAGTTTTTTCGCATAGCTCTCATTCATATGAATCTTGAGAGCTATTATAGACTTAATTTTGCCTTGATGCAGTACCATAAATATTCATTAACTGAGATTGAAAATCTTATCCCCTGGGAGAGAGATATTTACGTTGCTTTACTGCAGCAACATCTTGAGGATGAAAAGTTAAAACAAAACCAAGCGAACGCTAACAGGTAATGGCATCAAAGGTATTAGATCCTATTGATATCCTTTTAGAAATGGGTATTGATCTCGATGATTTATCGGATCAAGATTATCTTGGTGCCTTAAAAGAAGCTATCGCAACTATTGAATTTAAGACGAGTGGTAAAGGTGATGAAAGAAGTGTTGCCTTAAGAGAAGAAGTTATAAAATTAAGAAGACCAAAAGTAAAAAGAACAAAAATATCTGCTGAAGCATTTAAGAAAGGGACCGCTATTGGTGGTTTCAAAAAAGCAACTGCTATTGGTGATAAAAAAGGTGGTGCGCTTACAGTTAGACCTTCATCTTCTTTAGTTCCATCATCTCTTAAACCAGAGGAAAACGAAGAGAGTGTAGAAGAAGATAAAAAAGAAAAGAAAGAATCAGTTGTTAAAATTCTATCTGATATTTCAAAGACAGTAAATTCAATTCTAAAAACCTTAAAGCAGAAAAATAAATTAGACAAGAAAACTAGTAAACAAGATAGATTAAAAGCAGAGAGAGATAAAAGAGCACTCGCTGAAAAAAATCTTGAGAAAAGATTCACTTCTATTAAAAACTTTGCACAGAAGATGATCAAACCCCTCATGGGTCCTTTTGATGCATTGATGAATTTTATCAAAAATATTATTCTTGGTAAAATTGTTTTAGGAATTATAGATTGGTTTGGTAATCCTGATAACCAGCAGAAAGTTCAATCATTTATCAGGTTCTTAAAGGATTGGTGGCCTGCACTTATTACTGCTGTTTTATTATTTGCGACACCTCTTGGTGGTATTATTGCGGGTATCGTTACTACTTTAACTGTAGCAACCGGTAAACTACTTACATTACTACCAAAATTATTGAAATTTCTTAAGTCCCCACTTGTTATAGGATTAGGATTGTTTGCCGTAGGTGCTGCTGTTCCTGCATTACTTCCAGAAACTGTTGAGACTGAAACTGATGAAAAGGTTGATCAATCTGTGGAAGAAAAAGGTGGTCAGGCAACTGCTGATGCTTTAAGAAAAGAGCAAGAAGAGAGAGAAAAAACTCAAAATCCTTTTATGAGATTCCTAACTGGAACTATAATGGGTGAGGACGCAGAAAGAAAAAAACAAATTGATAGAGCAGAAACTGGAAAGGAACCTGTATATAAAAGTAGAGGTGGATTTATTCCTAGAGGGACTGATACCGTTCCTGCTATGCTTACACCAGGTGAATTTGTTATTAAAAAAGATGCAGTTCAAAAGTATGGAGTAAACACTCTTACATCAATGAATTCAATGACAAAATCATTACCATCTTATGAGGGTGGAGGTGCTGTAGATGAGAGAAAGTTTGGTAAGAAAAGTGAAAGTTTAATGCCAATAATTGGACCACCACTGATGGAAAGTAAAATGTCAGGTATGCCTGATATGGGTGGAGGTGGCACTAACGTTCCTACATCGCAAGCAAAAGAAAGAACAATTGATGCTGGTGTTATTGGTGAGGTATTTGGCGCTTTTAAAAAAATAGCGATTAATCCACAGATTATTTTAGAAAAAGCAAAATCCATTCTTCCACTCCATTCGGGTGAGGTAAAAGAATCCTCAGGTATTGATGTACCTGGCGCTACAGCGGATAGACAAACTATTAACGTATCACCAAAAGAGTATGTGATTACTGGTGAGACTGTTCCTAAAATTCGCTATAAAACGTTTAGAGGTGTGGCAGCACTTGATAAGATAGTTGCAGACGCAGATAGTAATTCAACTCCTGCGAAACTTGGAATGAGAAGTGAAAGAATGATTCCTGGTGCTCCCATGAGGTCAGGTCCTATGATTAATGTTGTTCCTATGCAGGCACCAGCTGGTGGTAAAGAGGCAATTGATCCATCTGGTTCCATACTACCTAACTTCAGTGCAGGAACTGGATCATCACTTAAGGCAAGGTCACTGGGAGTGATTAGATAATGTTAGGATTAGCATTAGGTGCAGCAAAAATGATTGGTGGTGGTGCCAAAGTAAAGGCAGGTAAAGGTGCTAGAGTAGCAAAAAATATGATGGGTCGTGGTGGAAAAGATAATGGTGGTGGTAGTGCTTTAGTTGCTAGACCATCGTCCTCCATAGTGCCAAGACCTGCCGAATCAACTGCCATAGTTAAAGCACCTAAAGCAAAAAGAACTTATGTACGTCTTGGAATGGAAGGACATCTCGTAAACATTAGAGAAAGTGTGAATGGGATAGATGATTATTTAAAAGGCACAATTGCTGCACAGAAAAAAGAAATAGATGATAAAAAGAAAAAGAGCAGTGAGAACAGAAAAGCAAAGCAAGAACAAAAATTAGAAAAACCTAAGAAAAATCAAAANTTTAANATGAAAGGCATGAAGATGCCAAAGACTGGTTTTCTTGATGGTGTATTTAATTTTATCTCTAATGTGCTAATGGGTATGTTAGTTCTTAAATTGATGGAGTTTGGAGGAGCAATAGAAAAAAGTGGAGTCCTCCAATTTATTGGGAAGGCAGCAGATTTTGTATTAAAGTTTGGTGGAAAGTTGCTTGATGGTTTGATGACGTTCATTGACAAATCATATCAATTATATGATAGTCTTGGTGATAACGTTGCTAAAGTTTTTGGTGAGGATGGTAGAAAAGCATTTGATGATTTCTCATCAGGGTTAAACAAAGTATTAAATGCAACAATTGCCATAGCACTAGTTGCTGCTAAACTTAGTGGAGGTATGAGTAAGATACCTGTCAATAAAGCATTAAAAAAAGTTCCTGGTAAAAACTTAACACAGAAAAAGAAACTTTTAAGAAGATACATCAGTAGAAATGGTAGGAAGGCAGCAGAGAGAAGATTTGGAAAGGCAGCAGTTCAACAATTAGGTGGTAAATTTGCCAGATCTGGAGCAACCAATCTAGCAAGACAAACACTAGTTAATCGTCTTGGTAAAAGGGGTGCTGTACAACTTCTTAAAAATACAAAGACTTTCATTAGTCCCATCGTCAAAAGAATTCCTCTCATAGGTGCATTAATTGATTTTGCACTTAACTATTTTGTCTTCAAAGAACCAATTGGAAGAGCAGCATTCATGGCAATCGGTGCTGGTTTAGGTACATGGNTTGGTGGACTACTNGGAACTGCAATTCCTATTCCTTTTGTAGGTTCTGCTATCGGTGCATTCTTAGGTGCTGCTGGTGGTGACATTTTGGGTGGTGCGATCTATGATATGATTTTTGGTGGTCAATCAGAAGACGCAGCCAGTCAAACGGTAGCAGCAGAAGGTAAGGTAACTGGGGGTCAAGATACTGGTGGTGGAGGTGAGGTAACTAAGGATCAAGATACTAGTGGTGGATCTTCAGGATCTCCTGCATCAAGAGATTTTTCTGGCGTTGAATCAAATATCCAAGGATCAAAAAAAGAAAAATGGAAAGCAGTTTCATCATTAGCACGACAAGCAGGTGCTAAGTATCCTCAGTTAGTTGCTGCTCAATT